CTATTATGGTTGGTTATAATTCGGATTACTTTGATATACCATACCTCTATCACCGAATTAGTAATATAATGGGTAAAGAGGAAGTACTGCGTTTATCACCAATTAGAAAAGTAAGTGTTAGAGAATTTAATGGTGAATCACAAATTACTATTGGTGGGGTTAATTGTTTAGATTATATGTTACTTCATAAAAAATATATTATGAAGGAAGAACCATCATATAAATTAGGTGATATTGGAACTAAATATGTTAATTTAGGTAAAATTGAATATGAAGGTAATTTAAATACTTTATTTAGAGACAATATTGATAAATTTATAGAATATAACCTTCGTGACGTTGAAATTATTGAGGCATTAGAAGATAAACTTAAGTTTATTAATTTAACAATTATGATATCTCATATTTGTAATATTCCTTATGAATCAATTTATTATAATACTGTGATGAATGAGGGTGCTATATTAAAGCACCTTAAACGTGAAGGCATTATATCACCAAACAAACCCACTACACACAACCCAGCATTAAAAAACTTCAATGCTAGTTATGCCGGTGGTTACCTGTTAGAACCAATACCAGGTTTATATTTTGATGTTATTGACCTAGATTTTACATCACTATATCCTTCAATTATTAAATCACTCAATTTAGGTATTGAAACATTAGTAGGTCGTATCAAAGTCCCAAACATGGCTACGTATGAGCAAAATCATAGTTTAGAAAAACTTAAAGAACGTGACCCTGAGGAAATAGTTACTATTGAAAAAGTAAATAAAAAAGATTATACTTTAATTCAAACTCAAGTTCCTTTAAAACAACTTATTGAAATTATTGAAGAAAATAAATTTACAATATCTGCTTCTGGCGCTATGTTTAGAACAGATGAAAAAAGTATTGTAGCAAAAATTCTTGAAGGTTGGTTTAATAAACGAGAACATTATCGTGGTTTAAAGAAAACAGCAGGTAAAAATGAGGATTGGGTTAATTATAAATCATATGATTTATTCCAACATGCGTTTAAGATCTTACAAAACGCAATGTATGGTACATTTGCTAAAAGTGGATGGAGATATACTGATGGTCAATTAATATGTAGTGCTGCCATCACAAACACAGGACAACGTCTTACCCAAGAATCAATTGTATTCACTAATAATAAATTAAACACTGAGTTAAACTCAAATAAACAATACATCTGTATTAGTGATACAGACTCTATGTATATTGAATTAGGTGATTTATTAAAACATAGATATCCTAACTTTAATAAAGATGATAAAGATAAATATATTCTAGAAATGGCAACTGAAATTCAAGATGAAGCAAACGCTAACTTGAATACAATGTGTAAAGATTTATTTAATATTGACCCTTCTAACCACTATTTCCAATTAAAACAAGAAGTAATTGCCACAGGCATTTTAGTTACTGGTAAGAGAAGATATGCTATGTATGTTACTAATAAGGAAGGTGTTGTGGTGGATGAATTAGATATGAAAGGATTAGAGTTGATGAAGTCTAATATGAATAAATTGTTTAAGAAATTTGGTGAAAACTTTATTAAAGATATTTTATTTGGTAAATCTAAATCTGAATTAGACAGTTTAATTATTAACTTCTATAAGTCACTTAAAACCATAGAACCTAAAGAATTAGGTAAACCTACTGGAGTAAAACAAATTGCTTCATATAGGAATGCTCCTAGAGCAGGTGAAATGTTTAGTACATTTAAATTAAAAGCACCTAGTAATACTAAAGCAGCAGTTCGTTATAATGATTTATTAAAATTTAAGCGTTTAGATAAACAATATGAATCAATAATTGAAGGTGATAAGATTTTTATCATTAATTTAAAAGCTAATCCATACAAATTAGAAACAATCGGATTACCAAACGCTAAAATCCCAGATGAAATAGAAAAATTTGTTAAAACATATATTGACATAGATGAGATTTTTGAATCATTGTTGTTAAATAAATTAAAGGAACTTTATAAAGATCTTAAATGGGATTTTCCACCTTTAAATGCTAATGTTACAAAATTCTTTGCTTTTTAAAAAAAATATATTATCTTTATAATTATGATATCAAAATTAGAGTTACAAGCAATTATTGAAAAGTACCACTTAAAAGGTTTAATTGAAAATGTTAAATGGGAAATAGATTCAAACAAAAAACTTACCATCAATTTTATGGCCCCAACCCGTGAAATGGTAGGTAGTTTAACATACAATGAATTCCCATTACCTGAATCTGAGATTGGTATTAGTAATACTACTCAGTTAGATAAGTTGTTAGCTATTACTAGTGGGGATTTAATTCTAGATTATGCTAAAGAAGGTAAAATTATAAGTAAACTGCTTATAGCTGACCAGCAATTCAATTTAAATTATTCACTAGCTGATCTACTAACAGTACCTAAACCCGGATCATATAATGGTCCTGAAGAGTACGATATTGAAACAACAATAGACGAGGAAATTCTAACAGCATTAGTTAAAGCTAAAAATGCACTTTCAAACAGTGAAAATGTTGTAGTAAAACCTGGTTTAAACGGTTTAGAATTTACATTTGGGGGAGATGTTGAGTATGCTAATAAAGTATCATATTCAATACAAAATATAGATCTTGCTGATAAAACATTTGAATTAGTTTATAATTCGAATCTACTAAAAGATATATTAGTAGCTAATAAAAATGCAGATAGTAGTAAATTATATGTTAATTCTAGTGGATTAATGAAAATTGAATTTAATTATAAAAATTTACAAAGTAAGTATTATATTGTTGCAAAAGAACAATAATTACATATATGTATAATAAACAGACCTTAGGGCAAACAGTTATATTAGTAAATTAAAGTTAAACAATTAAACCATCTTAGGAGGTAAAACTATGAGTATTAGATTTTATGAAACACCCTTTGACATTCTAGTCAAAAATTTTTTTGAAGCAGATTCTAAATTCTTCCCAGCTTCAGAAACCAAATCACCACACCCAGTAGATATCTATGAAAACAAAAATGGACTTCATCTTGAAGTAGCATGTACCGGTTTGTCTAAAGAAGATATTGAAATTAATATTGAAGGTGATATTTTAAAAATTAGTTATCAAAAAACAGAAGACAAATGCTGTGATATAAATGAATGTAGTTATATCCAAAAAGGTATAGCTAGACGTTCATTTAATTTAGGTTATAAAATAGCATCTCGCTTTAACCTATCTGAGGCAATTGCTGAAATGAAAAATGGATTATTAGTAATCTCAATTCCTCTATCAGAAGGAGCTAAACCAAAATCATTAAAAATAAAATAAAAACCAGCCCTAAGGTTTTTGTTTTTAAACTTGGATTTAGTAGTATAGGTCTTATCTTTATATAAATAATAAGTTATGAGCCAAGAAAAACCCGAACAACTATCAAGTATTACCTTGATAAAAGACAAAGTTATGGAACCCTATTTCATAGGAAAGGACCATTACTGCTACACCATTTATGAAAACATAGAATCGTCTGAATCTCCTGGAAAAACGTATTTAAAGCAGTGGGGACATTACACTAATTTAGGTTCCTGTTTAAAAGGGGTAGCTAAAATGAAAATTAGTAAAGTAAAAGAATTTACTTCACTTAATGAATACATTTCAGCTTGGACAGACTTACAAGAAAAATTTAACCAAACAATAAACAATGAATTATGAGCAAATTAGTTGCAACATTTAATGCCGTTATCGTAAAACCTCAAGAAGAGGAAGAATCAATGTATGGGTCAATTGTAGTACCCGACTTAGGAAAAGAAAAAGTATTAATCGGAACCATCGTAGCTATTGGTGAAGGATACTATTCAGTCACAGGAAACTTTATTCCTACAATGTTAAAAGTAGGACAAAAAGTTATTCTTCCATTAGCTGGACCTTCTAAAATTGAATTTGAAGGTGAAGAATACTTTACAATCCCAGAAAATCAAGTATTAGCAATTATTGAAGATTAAAATTATGAGTAAAATTATTGAATTTGGACCCGAAGCAAGAAAAAAACTTGTCAATGGTATTGACAAACTTGCAAATGCAGTTACATCTACACTAGGCCCTAACGGTCGTAATGTAGTAATTTCTAAACCTGGTGAGTACCCACAATCAACAAAAGATGGTGTTACTGTAGCTAAAAGTATAAATCTAGAAGATCCAATTGAAGAATTGGGAGTTCAAATGGTTAAACAAGCTGCTATCAAAACTGCAGATAATGCAGGTGATGGTACTACAACATCTACTTTGTTGGCTCAAGAAATGGTTAAAAATGGTTTAACCCATTTAAATAATGGAGTAAACGCAGTATCTATTAAACGTGATATAGACACCGCAGTTAAAGATGTAGTTAATTACTTACGTAAAAATATATCATCTGATATTAGTTCTGAAGAACAACTAGAACAAGTTGCTACTATTTCTGCAAATAATGATTCTGAAGTAGGGACCCTAATTGCTACAGCAATGCAAAAGGTAGGACGTGAAGGTGTAGTTCATATCGAAGAATCCACATCAGGTGAAACATATCTTGAGACAGTAGAAGGTATGCAATTTGATCGTGGATATAAATCTCACTATTTTGTTACAGATAACAATTCAATGAGTTGTGTTTTAGAAAATCCTATGATACTTATTGCTGATAAGCGATTAACCCAAGTTAAAGATTTATTACCAATTTTAGAAGGTGTATCTGCTCAAAACAGACCATTATTCATTATTGCAGAAGATCTTGAAGGTGAAGCTTTAGCAACTTTGATTGTGAATAAGATGCGTGGAATTATCAAAGTATGTGCTGTTAAAGCTCCTGACTTTGGAGATCGCCGAAAATTAATTTTAGAAGATATAGCCATTCTAACCGGTGGACAAGTATTTAGTACTGAAAAAGGTATGAAGCTTGATAAATTTAATTGGGATTGGTTTGGCGAAGCTAGAGTAATAACAGTAACAAAAGATGAAACAACAATTGTCGATGGAAGAGGAGAATCTTCCCGAATTGAAGCACGTATTGAAGAGCTACAGCAACAAATCGAAAAAGCAAAAACCCCTTTCGAACAAGAAAAATTACAAGAAAGGCTTGCAAAATTCGTCGGAGGAGTAGCTATTATCCATGTAGGTGGTAATACTGAAACTGAAGTTAAAGAGAAAAAAGACCGTGTAGATGATGCTCTTCAAGCAACAAAAGCTGCAATTGAAGAGGGGATTGTACCTGGTGGTGGAGCAGCATTATTGTATGCTCGCGAAGCAATTACTAACCGCGAATCAGTGGGAGGTAAAATTATTTATAAAGCATGTTCATCACCATTTATTAAAATCCTTACAAATGCAGGATATGAAGAAATGGAAGCATATGGTTTAATTAACCAAATGAATCCAAATGAAAATTGGAAAGGTTATAACCTAAAAACTGAAGCATTTGTAGATATGAAAGAGGCAGGTATTATTGACCCAACTAAAGTTACTCGCACTGCAATCGAAAATGCAGCATCAGTAGCAGGGACTATTCTATTAACAGAATGTACTGTTGTAGATAAACCAGAAGAAAATACTTCAAATAACAATGCAATGGATATGGGAGGTATGTTCTAATGCAAGACGCTGTAGGTTTAATCGGTAAAACAATTGAAATAGACCTAGATAAGTACATAATTACTAACATGCACTATATTCCTGGATCGGATATGGTGTATGTTAGTTTAAGTACTGAAGATTACACTATGAACATAGGTTTAGATAGATTAACTTCATTATTAAAAGAACAATATGTCAGAACAAAGAATTGAAGTATTAAAACGTGTTCCACCTGGGGATAGGTGGACACCTACTTTTACCCAAGATGTGATAATATTTGAATCACTTACAGAAGGGTTAGAATATGTGTTCCAAGAAAAAGGATACAGAGAATTTCACCTAGCACCACTTGCAGGGTTTGTATATGCAGTGGTTGAAGTTGAAGATATTCCTACACCTCCTAAAAAATATAATCTTTATGGAGATTATTAATATTTATCATAAAAACTATACCATGGATAAAGAATTCTTAAAAATGCAAAAATTAGCTGGTTTGATTACCGAAAACCAGGCAGGTGGGAATAATAATGAATCGTTAACAAATGATGAACAACTACGTCTTGAAAGCGCACTAGAGCAATTTCTTAACAAAGTTATATTCTCTACAGATATTGTGAATAAGGAAGAAGAAGCAATTGAATTTATAATCCAATCTTTAAAAGATAGAATTTCATATTACCCTGATTCGGTTTAAACATAATCTTGGTTTTTTTACAAGTAATCTTTAAAAACATATTGTATTAAAATTTGGCCTTCGGGCCATTTTTTATTATCTTTATAAAAATTAAAAAATAAAAGTTATGAGTAAATTCACACCACTTCAAGAAGGTATTCACGAATCACAACAATCTGAATTCCACGCACATCTCCCCTTAGGAATTCTTATAGAAAACAAAGCAGTAGAACAAGACGAAAACGGAGATTGGGTTATGATTGAGTATAGTCGAGGTTATACTAACTCTAAAGAATGGTTTACATGGATGGAAACAGGACACCTTACAGACTGGAGTATAACTAAATGGAAAGCTGATACAGATAGAGATGAAGCAGCTTCATATTATAGAATAGAAAATAAAGATTGTATACCTAGAGAGTTTCTAACTATAGTTAATAAACATCATAGATATGAAAGATTTTTATATGAAGATGAGGATAATTTCTGGACTGAAAATATATTAAGTTTAAAAACACCAGATTTGAATCCTATAGGTTATTATGATTGTTCACTTGATGGGTATAAACAAGGGAAGATGCCTGTTAAAATAGGTAAATGTATCCAAGAAATAAAAGATAAAGGAATTATAAGTGGTTTTTATAAATTTTAAAATAAATTTGGCCTTCGGGCCATTTTTTATTATCTTTACATCATATGAAAGAAAATAGTTTATATGTAGAGAAATATCGTTCTAAGGTATTAGACGAATATGTTGGTAATGAACAACTAAAACAAATCGTTGCTCAATATATTGAAAAAAATGATTTACAAAATTTACTATTATATGGAACACCAGGTACAGGTAAAACTACATTAGCTAAATTAATTGTAAATAATTTTAATTGTGATTATCTTTACATAAACGCAAGTGATGAAAGGGGGATCGATACTATTAGAGATAAAGTTCAAGGTTTTGCTTCAAGTGCTTCATTCAAACCTATCAAAATTATTATTTTAGACGAAGCAGATTTTTTAACTATTCAAGCCCAAGCATCGCTTAGGAATATTATTGAAACTTATTCTCGTACTACTCGATTTATTCTAACATGTAATTACCTTGAACGAATTATCGATCCCCTTCAATCACGTTGTCAAGTATTAAAAATTACTCCTCCATCTAAAAAAGAAGTAGCTAAACATATTGCTAACATTTTAGATAAAGAAGAAATTAACTATGAACTAGAAGATTTAGTTTTGATAGTTAACAAACATTATCCTGATGTTAGAAAAATATTAAACACTTGCCAAGTAAATACTGTTGATGGTACTCTAAAAGTAGATAAAACAGTACTAACAGGTGGTTATAAAGACGAGTTATTAAAAGAACTTAAATCACCATCTAAAACCAGCTTTAAAAACATTAGACAAATACTTGCAGATAGTAATTTGGATGATTTTGAAGACGTTTATAGATTCTTATATGATTATCTAGATGAATATGGTAATAATGATCTAGCAAAAGCAATGATTGTTATTGAAATAGAAAATTACATGTATCATGCTAATTTTAGAATCGATAAGGAAATCAATGTAATGGCTTTAATATGCGCAATTTTAAAAATCATCCAATAATTCATTTTACAACATACTTGCTATTGTGGATATCAAGCAACCTATCAGTACCATTTTGGATGGTAGGACATGTTCATTTAACAATGAATGTATATGAAGATATAATTGAAATATTATCATCATTTGGGATGAATATTTTAGTAGCTATTGGATTTTACATCGACTGGAAAAATTATAAAAAACAAATAAAATGAATAAACAACCCCAAAACCTAAATGTTAATGTTGATATTAAATCAACACAACCAATTACTTCACCTGAAGGACATCATGTATTTGCTGAAGGAGTAATTTTGCGTAAAGTCTCTAAATTTGTAGCTGGTACTTCTGAAGATGCTATTATGCCTATTCCTGTATTTTATGATGTTAAAACAGGAAAAATCCTAATAGAAATGCTACCTAAAGAACTTAGAGAAGAATATGCAGATCTTTGATTGGTTAAAAGAAATAACAGTTAACAAATCAAAATGGGAATCATTTACTGAGGAAGAACAAGCAACATTTAACCCTTATATGGTGCATCGCTTCCTCAGTATGAATCCTGATTATATAGAATTTGTAAATTTAGTACAAACTTTTTCATACTCTGATAAAGAAAAAATTTATAATATATATTTATATATGTTACCTAAAAAGAATATGTTTTTCAAATACATTAAATCTACAAAATCTAAACCTAAAGAAGCTTTATTAAAATATATTGCTTCATATTATGAATGTTCATTAGGTGAAGCTGAAGAATATACTCATATTTTAAGAGAAGTAGGTGTAAAAAGTATTCTTACTAAATTAGGTATTGAAGAAAAAGAACAAAAGAAGTTATTAAAATGAAGGATAAAATCACAGAAGCTGTTATTGAAGATCTTAAATCTAGAAGTGAACGTGGTATTAACAAATACAATACTACTTTAGATCAAAATAACAAAGATGATTATATGAATCATCTATATGAAGAATTATTAGATGCTGCCCAGTATATTAAAAAAGAAATATCTATCATCCCTGAGATTCAAATAATGATAGATAAATATCCTGATGATTTAGACTTGGGTAAAGCTATTCGTAAAAAATATAAAAAATAAGTTTTGGCTAAAAAAGTTCCTCAAATAATTAAGGAGATAAAACAATTTACTCCTTTGGAAATAGACTACTCATATCAAAAGTCTATTTCTTATTCGCAATTTTCTATTTGGAAACAATGTCCTCATAAGTGGGAACTTATGTATAAAGATGGTCATTCTGCTTATACACCTACAATCCACACTGTATTTGGAACATCTCTTCATGAAACCTTACAACATTATTTAACAGTAATGTATGAAGA